GGAAGAGGCAGAAACCGAAGAGGAAGCCGCAGACAATCTCCAAGAGGTCGTTGACCAACTCCAAGCAGAAGTTGACAGTCTCAAAGCAGAGAACGAGGAACTTAAAAAGAAAAATCAGAATATGAGCAAGAAACCCTCAACAAAGGTTGTGACAAAAGGAAATGAAACCAAGAAAACTGGTGTTCAAAGCGCATTTGCAAGCCTCAAAGCACAGGGTTTAATTAACTTTTAAAGAAAAGTTTTTATAATAAAAGAATAAAAAGTAAAAAATAAATAAAATGGCTGCAATTAATTACCCAAACAGTTCTATAAAGGTTGACAATATCACCTATGTAGGTCAGCAAGCAACTGAAATCTACACACAGGATTTGTTCAATATTGACATTGTTGCCCAGGACGCTATCAACGTACTTGTTGATGTAAGAGGAAAAAGACAATTACTTTCAGGTAAAGTAAAGGCTTGGTTTGAGAAGTACCAGTGTTCTTGGCATAACACTACAGAATCCAGTCTTGCAGAGAAATGGATTGATACTGAGGCAATTGACCTTGGTGGCGAGTTCTGCTATGGCGAGTTCTTCCAGACTTATCTCACAGAGGCTCTTAGGGTTTCCATTAACCATAATCAAGATGTTCCTCCTTTCACTGAATGGCTTTTCGGACAACTCCGCAAGGAAATGTCAAGAGCATATCAGGAGTTGTTCTGGCGTGGTGATGAGGATTCTAACAATAAAGAATTAAATGCCGTTGACGGTATCGAGAAGAAACTTGAAGAAAGTGAAGATGTTGAGAAGATTGACGGTGCTGCATTCACAGTTGACAATATCCTTGACCAAGTTAAGGCTGCTGCCAAGAAAGCAATTGAACTTGCTGGTACTGCACAGATTGACACTGCCGAGCATAAGATTTACCTCAACTGGAACGATTACAAATACCTTGAGATGGCTCTTGGTGACCTCTGCTGCGAGGTTCGTGGTGACAGAGTGTTCAGCAACTTCACAAAAGATGGTGGCGGTATCGCAATCTACGGTATGCCTGTTGTGAAGACAATGCAAACCCCATCCACAATCATCGTTGCTCCTGCAAAGGCTCTTACTCTTGCAACTGACATCTTTGATAGTCACCTTACTTACAAAGTGGTTGATATGAGAGAAACCAACCTTGACGATATTCTCCGTTGGAGAGCAATCAGCAACCTTGGTACTGGTATCCTCTTTGATGACCTCATTGTTTATTCAAGAGTGCAATAATTGAAAATAAGAATTAAAAAATATTACGAAAATGGCTGTATGTCTTTTAAATAGTGGATTAACAAAGGATGCCCAGTGTGGTTATTCCCTCCCAAAAATTGTTGAATTGTACCTTGCCAACTTCGCAGAAGTGACTTCCACTACCGTTGCAGAGAACGAAGTGACCGCAATCACAATGGCTGCAAGTTCAAAATGGTACAAAGTTGAACCTGCTATCAATTCTGCTTCTTGGTCTGATAACCTTGCAGTTGGTGCTTCTGGTAACAAATACCGTATCCATACTGTTGGTTTCTCTTATTCAAGTGCTTATAATGCAGGTATGGTTGATACTATTGATGCCCTTTCATTGGGTAAATATGTAGGTGTTGCACGTATGGCTGATGGCTCATATCTTATGTTCGGTCGTAATGTAGGTCTTGAGGCTGATGCTGACGGTGTGAACAACAGTGGTAGCGGTGACGCAAGTGCCGAGGCAGGTCTTGTTGTAAGTCTTACCGCTAATACTCTTGAGGCTGCTCTTCCATTGAGTGAGGCTGCTGTCAAAACAGTTCTTGGAGTTCAAGGACAGTAATAAACAATTTTAAATTGTGTTTTCATTCTTTTTATAGATGTTTGGGCAAACAATACGGTTTGCCCATTTTTTATTGTTTTTGTTTTTAATGTAAATAAAACATATAAATTATCAGATGGTTCAAGAATACTTATTGGATAGATGCCGTTATCTGGCTGGAAGTCTTAAACCATTCATCTATCTTCTTCCAAAGGAAACAACAAGGATTGATTATCTTATTGACAATTACAAATGTGAGGTCAGACAGATAATCTATGACACCTGTTTGAAGATAGAGGGTTTTGCAGCGACACTTAACGTAACGGAGAGCATTGACAACAGACTTGACTTCTCAACCAGTGTCACTCTGTCAATGAGGGAAAAATGGGATGAGAAATGGATTACCTTTATAAAAGAACTTAAACATAAAAACTGCTATGTTGTGGTTGAGGACTATAACGGAACACAATACATTCAATCACCAGAGTTCTTTTCAGCATTTACTTATTCTTATACATTCAATACAAATGAACAGGGAAATATCGCACAACTCACATACAACTGTGACTGCAATATGCCTGTAATCATATTGGACACAAACATTGAGGCAACAAAGACCTATGGAGAGGATTGTGCTTATCAGAAAGGTGGTATTATCAACTTCAAGATGATACCTTACCAATATGCCTTTATAAACAATGATGAAGACACTTGTGAGTTTTCCGAAATCACCTGTACTGATGGTGAGGCACTTCATAAGATTGAGTTCATTCCGGAAACATTCCAATTCAGACAGCAATTTGACGGTAGGAACTATCAGGAAACACTTGTTTTCAGAATACCATTGTCAGACTACAAATATTATTTCAGATACAATCTTGTTGAGTTCAAGGAAAACAGATATGCCGTTGTATTTCAGACATTGCAAGGATATTGGGTGGCAAGTGGCTTTGAGTTTGGTTTTGAGCCAACATATACCGTTGTCACAAGTGAAAGTGTTGATGAACTTAACTACATTGAGATAACACTTCAACACATTGGGCAGAACAGCATATTCTATTGCGAGGATGAACCAGAAGTAATAGAGTCTCTGACAGAGTTTTTTATACCAGTCACACAACCCATAAAAGACCCAATAACAGGATTGGAACTTCAATATTGGCATTGTGTTTCAAAGACTGAATCAATATATACCCTCATACAGATGGTAACGATGAGTGGCACACCAACGGACAAGTACAAATGTCTTGAGGGTTATGAGCAAGTTTATGCAAACCTCAATATCATAGGAACATATTCTGCAAGCACAATATTTGATTTCCAATTAAGGTTCAACAACAGCGAATGTGCGATAAAGGACAACTGCAAGTTTGAGAAAATGACAAAGGATGTCTATACATTTGCATATGTTGGGCAATACTATGATGTGGTGATAAAAAATCCTTGCAACTGGACATTGAATGACATACCAAGTTGGCTTAATTGCAGCCAATTGTCAGGTGATGGTGGAATTGAATATACGGTAAGGTTCACTTCAAAACAGAGTGCCTCAAGCAACAGAATTGTCGCTTATGGAACACTTCAGTCATTTGACAATATTGAGTTGGTACAATTTGTATTGGAAAACCGTGCTGACTGGATAAATCCCATTGAACATAATATAACAGCGAAGAAACAGACAATATCAAGTTATATTGATGCCGATTTCAATGACTATTATATCTGCGGTTATCCACCAGAGGTAAAAGTGGAGAAAGTGAACGGAACATCACAGATAAGAATGACGGTTGAAGAGAATGCAAGTTTCACAGAAACAAGGTCATATGTTGTCCGTATATGCAAAAAGAACGGTGATATTGGACAAATCTACATACATCAAGACCATTTGTATATGAAAGAAGTTGAAGCATTGGGCTTCTTCGTATGTATTGACGGAACATCCTATAAGAAAATCCTCATATACAAAGGATATACACCCAATGACATCAATATTCTTACCGATGAGACAAGAATTGGTGAAAAACTCATTGAGAGTGATTTCAACTGTCAATTTGATGATGGAATGACACAATACAGATGGAACACCAACACTGGTGAAACAATATGTCAAGGTGCTGACAAATATGCAAGAGAGGACTATGAGGTTTCAAATGATGGTGGTCAGACTTGGACAAAAACTGGAGAATACCGTATCGGACAACTGATTGAGGCAAGTTCATCAG